CGATTGAGCCCTGTAAAGACAGCAGGAAGAGAGGTGACGAAATGCCCAATGCCATGGGAGCCAAGATAAAGTTCAAGGATGACGGGAAGCTTGACCCCCTTGAAAAGTGAATCCGGAGACTATTAAGCTCTGGAACAAGTACCGAATCGACATGACCCTGCGGGAATTGTCGCCTAAGACGATTGCGGCGTATGAAAACGATTTCCAGCATTTTGTAATATTCATACATGACAATTTCGGCAACAAGAGCGTCGTCGAGATAGATGAAGATGAGATTACCGAGTTTCTGTTCTACTGTAGGACGGAAGGTAACAACTCCCGCAGAATCAAAAGGCGGATGTCGTCTATCTCGGCATTCTACAAGTATCTGCGGAAGAAGCGGATTGTCGGTGAGAACCCCATGGAGTTCATAGACAGGCCGAAGAAAGACGTGGACATAATGACACAGACCTACCTCACGCAGGAACAGGTTGATTTGTTAAAATTAAAGCTGAGGGAACATGGCGATACGGAACTGCTTCTGTACGCCATGTTCTCTTTGTCCACGATGGCAAGGGTCAATGCCGTAAGCTCGGTGAGATGGGAGCAGATAGACTTTGACAGTAGAATCGTCAAGGACGTGCTGGAAAAGGAAGCAAAGGTTGTGACGCTTTACTTCAGCGAGGGAGTGAAGGAGTTGCTTCTGAAAGTTAAGGCTCTGCGTGAAGAACGTGGGGCAAATGACAACGGATGGGTATTTTACAGCAGGCTTGAAAAGAGCAATGGGCCTGTGTCTAATGGGACGCTGAACGCCTGGTGCAAGAAGATTGGGCAGATGATTGGCGTTCCGACTCTTCATCCGCATGATTGGCGCCACACAATGGCGACTTTGCTAAAGAACAAGGGGATGTCGCTGGAGGATGTTAGTGCGCTTTTGAACCACGCATCGACCGACGTTACGAAAAAGTTCTACATACGCGAGGACAGATCGAAAATTCAAGCCGAAAAGGACAGGTTTGAAATTTAACTTCCGCCGGAGGGATACATATGTTTTCAATCGTAATACCTGCAAGACCTGTTCAGCCAGTTCAAAGCTGGAAGGACAGCCCAAACAGCGGGGCGAAAATTGCCGCGACGAAAAGCGGTTGTCCTGTATGCCGAAGCAATTGGGACAACAATAAAGTTCTGCCTTCGCTCCATGATTCGAGCAACCCATGTGCCGATTGTCCAAGCAACCCTGCAAACAATCCCGATGCAAGCGGCATTTGCCACTGCATGTTGGGCAGAACGGAGTTCAGATGAGGGGTATGGCAAAACCGAAAGCGGCTGAGAAGTACATTGAGAAACAAGGGCTGGCTCCCCCATCAAAGGAAGCGGCAGACAACAGAACATATCGTTGCACAAGCTGCGGAAAGGACTACAAGAAGCTAAGGGGCAACTTCCGCTCTAGTCAGTCTCCTTTTTTCCAGGGCTGGGGGTACATACCCATATGCAACAGGTGCCTGGACCACTACGAGAAAGAGTACACTGAGCGGCTTGGATGCAACGATGAGGCCATACGCAGGCTGGCGATGCATCTTGACCTCTACATGGACGAGACGCTTCTTGCGGCCAGCAGAAAAATCAACGCAGACAACAGCCGCATTGCTGGGTACATATCCAAGGCCAATCTGCAACAGTACAAAGGCAGGACGTATGACACATATCTTGAAGAAAAGGCCGAAGCGGAAAGGATGAACAACAAGATAGAGTCCATTGAGGACTTGAAAGGCATTGAACAGGAAATCAGCCAGAAGACGCTTGCGTTCTGGGGGATGGGATTTGCGCCTGATGACTATGTGTACCTGAACAACAAGTACGATGATTGGACTTCAAGGCATGAATGCAAGACCAAGGCGCAGGAAAGCATCTTTCAGAAGATTTCGCTCATGGAGTTGCAGATTTTGAAAGCCGCGCAGAAAGGCGACAAGATAGATGGGCTGATGAAGTCGTTTAACGATTTGCTTGGCAGCGCGAATATCCAGCCCAAGCAGAACAAAGACAACTCGCTTGCCGACCAGAACACGTTCGGGACGCTGATTCAGAAGTGGGAGAACGAGAAGCCTATACCCGAAGCTGACCCAGAGTGGGCGGATGTCGATGGGATTAAAAGGTATATCTCTTGCTGGTTTCTTGGGCATCTGTGCAAGATGCTTAGAATCAAAAATACATACAGCGATTTGTACGACGAGGAAATCGCTAAGTACACAGTCGAAAAGCCTGTGTATGAGGAGGATGCGGAGATGTCCTTTGACGACATATTTGGAAAAGCGGAAGAAGGCAAGGAAGAAAGCACTGATGCCTCGGGATTGGCAGGTGATGGCACTGAATGAGAACGTAAAGGTAATCCTTACCGACAAGGAACTTGAATTTGAAAAGTCGGAAAGGATTATGCAGGGCGTGGCGAGGATGGCGGCGATATATCGCGCCAATCCGCACCGCTTCTGCGGGGAGTATCTGGGAATTAAGTTGAAGCTGTTCCAGAAAATGCTGCTTTTTTTGATGAACATAAACACGAACTTTATGTACATCGCTGCGAGGGGTTAAAAATGATTGAGGAGTGTGCTTTTGAAAACAATTTTTACACAGGAGCAAAATGAGTTCATGAGAATGAACTATAGCACAATGAGCTATCATGACATTGCAAAATGCTTAGGCTTCACTGAACGACAAATTAGGGGTCGAATAAACAACATGGGACTATCCAAACTAAGAAAGTTCGATAAGAAGTATTTCAAGGACATTGATTCGCCAAGTAAGGCATATTGGCTAGGGTTCATATATGCTGATGGTTGCATAATGTATGACAAGCTAAGACGAAATTATGAACTCAATATCGACATTCAAAATGAAGATGCCTACATACTTGAAAAACTGAATAGTGAACTGGGAGGCGTACATACAGTAACCTACAGAAGACAAGAGAAGTGTTTCAATGGATACACATTTTCATCCCATTCTGCAATTTTGCGAATACTGAGCAAGGAAATTGTCGAAGATTTGATGGCTCTCAATATCCATCCGAGAAAAACATATCGAGACGAGTTTCCCATATGCACTGACTACTTCTGGGATTTTTTTAGAGGGTTCAATGATGGAGATGGATGCCTATATGTAAACAGCAGAAATCTCATGTTTGTTCAATTAACAAATGCTAACAAGCAATTTCTTGAGTATCTTGAAAACGAAATACGATCGAGACTGCACATTAAAGGTTCTTTTTACATAGAAAAGGACTGGAAACATCGTCTTGTATATTTTCGTAAAGATGATACCAAATTGCTGTTAGACGAAATTTACAAAGAACCAAACTGTGTAAAGTTGAATAGGAAGTACGACATATATCAGTCGTATTATTGGCCCTCCCAGTTAGAAATAGCTGGGTAACAAAGAGGGGAAAATCGGTGAAGGCTAAGTCTTTAGATATGCTAATACCGAGGTAAAGAGACGCTTAAAGAACATCTCTCGTCCGTAACGCATAGGTGTTGAAACTGCATTGCAGAAAAAAATACACCCACGAGTCTCCTCCATCTTAGCAGGTAAGGCTGAAGATGAAGATATATGCTGAACTCATTGGAAACAATGAGAAGCACTGGATAAAAAGCCAGTGCGATAACAAAATTGCAAGGTAAATCGTTCCTCATCGCCATTTTCTGTGCTGTCAGGTGCATTCTTTACCCAGGCACGCGTATCTGCCTGGCTTCCAAAACAAGGAAGCAGGCTGTTGAAATACTTGAGAAGCTGAAAGCGCCGCCTATTTCAAGTTCCGAGAACCTAAAACATGAAATCAAAGATGCTGTGATTAACCAAGCCACTGCGTTTGTTGAGTTTCATAATGGTTCCAAAATAGTTGTGGTGACAGCCAATGACAACGCTCGAAGCAGTAGAGCCAACATATTGGTGGTAGACGAGTTCCGCTTGGTAGACAAGGACATAATCGATAAGGTTTTAAGAAAGTTCCTGACTGCCCCAAGGCAGCCGAGGTATCTGAACAATCCAGAATATGCCCACTTGGTCGAGCGGAACAAGGAAATGTACCTTAGCTCGGCCTGGTTCATGAGCCATTGGAGTTTCGAGAAGCTGAAGTCGTATGCCGCTAACTTGGTGAACGATGCAAGAAAATACTTTGTTTGCGGGCTGCCATATCAGTTGTCAATAAAGGAAAACCTGCTCATGCGGGAGCAGATAGAGGACGAGATGAGTGAATCGGATTACAGTAGCATGAATTTTGAGATGGAGATGGGCTGTCTCTGGTTCTCCGACAGCGACGGAAGCCTGTACAGCTACGACAGCATTTCCAAAGCAAGGAAAATCCGCTACGGTGTCTATCCCTCCCATATCGCAAACAAACTGAACGACA